GTAGGCTGCATGAAGTAGTCAAGGAGAAATAATGGCAAGACAAGTTAATGGTCATTTAGGTACATTTGCTTCTATTGAAGCTCTTACTGCTAAATTCCCACCTTCAGAATCTATTGGATGTAGTGCTAATGTGGGAACAGCTATTCCATACACAAAAGCTTGGTGTGATGGTAGTGAGTGGGCTTTAGTAAAGGCCCCTCAAATTCAAGCCCTGGTGTCAGGGGCTCGGATTCTGCGCGAGTCGTCGCGGCGCGGCTTCCCCCTGCTGGCAGACATCACCGCCAGCAGCGGCCACACGCTCACATGGCAGTCGGGCACGGTGGGCGGTGTCGAGTACATCGAGCGCGACGGCATGCGGGGCATTCGCCTGACCACTGCGGCGGGCCTGTACGTTGAATTGAACGTGCCGGCCTTCTCTCGCCTGATCCCGAAGGGGCAGGTGTCGGCGCTGTACTACGTCCCTGACACGCCCGGCAATGCGGTGTTGGCGACGGTCAGCGTCTACGTCGGCACCAGCGGCTACAGCGACGCCTACAACAAGCCCGTCACGCACAGCGGCAGCAACACGCATGCCAACGCGCACACCGGCTATTTCACGCACGCCCCCGACCCGTTGACCAGCCCGGCCGACACTGTGCGCCTGGAATGGCAGATCAACGCCAACGGGTCCGGTGTTTCGGCCACAGGCATGGCGACTGCGTCGGGTGCGGTCGCTGCAGTTCTGGACAAAACAGACTGCATTAGCGCAAAACGCATATCGTTCTCTGCCTTCAACTGATCCCGCTGCAACTGCGAGGCCGCTGCCTCTGCGTCCCGTGCGGCTTGCTGAGTGGCGTTGAACTGAGCAAGCATTTTCTGAGTCTCAATTGCTTGATTCTCAATGCTCGTAGCCATGACAGTAGCGCGATCGTTGCTTTCCTGCTTGTATTGCTCAAAGCGCTTGGGACAACCGTTGGCAGCGCGGCAACGGGCGGAGCGCAAGCGGTTGCGTCGGGTAAACCATTAGGGCGAGGGTTTATTGACGGTGCGGTGAATGGGATTGTGGCTTCGGCGGGCAATTACATTGGGGGCAAGACGACGGGGCTCACTGGCAATAAATTTGCGGGCAAGGTTGCTAGTTCCGTCACCCAGTCCGCTCTACGCGGCAAGCCCCTGAGCATAGACGCACTGGCCACCCAATACGCCACTGGCAAGCTCACTGACCTGTCTGGCCTGGACCCTAGTGTCGCAAGTATTGTGGTCAACCTGGCAAAACGCAAGCGTCCCTCCGCTACCGGGGCATTAAGCGCCCTTGCAAAGTATTCACGCTTATAATTCGCCCAATCCCCAAAGCACACAAAGGCCTATCGCCATGGATGAACCACTACAACCTGTCGAACTAGTCGAAGCGCCCGAGGAGTTCGAGGTCGAAGAGCAAGACGACGGTTCTGCAGTTGTGAGCCTCACAGGGGATGACGAGGACGATTTGGACCCAGAGGACCCGGACTTCGGAGAGAATCTGGCCGAGTCCTTACCACAGGGGTTCTTAGACTCGCTGGGCTCCGAGCAAGCTGACCTCATCGACTCGGACCGCCGCTCCCGCGAGCCTCGCGACAAACAACAAGCTGACGGTATCCGTCGTACGGGCTTGGGTGCTGACGCCCCTGGAGGTGCAGCGTTCGACGGCGCTAGTACCGCCGTTCACCCTATGCTGGCCAAGGGCTGTGTGGACTTTGCGAGCCGGGCGATCAAGGAATTGTTCCCCTCCGCAGGCCCATGCAAGACACAAATTGTGGGCGAGGCGGATGACGCAAAGCTAGACAAGGCGGAGCGCAAAAAGACTTACATGAATTGGCAGTTGACCACTGAAATTGGTGAGCAACGGGCCGAGTTTGAGCGTTTGCTGAGCCAACTCCCATTGGGCGGCTCGCAATACAAACGCTGGTGGTGGGATGCCGCAATGGGTCGCCCACGCACCGAGACGGTGTTCACTGATGACGTGTTCACCCCCTACGGGTGCTCGGACTTTTACACCGCGTACCGCGTGACGCATCGCCAGTGGGTTGCGCGTGACGAGTACGACTCGCGTATTGCAAGCGGGCTTTACCGGGACTTACACCTGCCCAACGTGTCGCAGGGCTGGAGCGACCAGTCTGCATCTCAGACCGCAACCGACAAGATTGAGGGCGTTGAGGAAGACGACGCAGCCTACAACGATGAGGGCCTGCGTGAAGTCTACATGTCGTATGCAGACCTGGCGATTGACGACGACCCCATCACACAAGGCAAGACAGCCCCGTACATTCTGCACATCGAAAACGACACCCAGAAGGTTCTTGGGTTGTATAGAAACTGGGCGCAGGACGATGAGTCAATGCGCAAGAAGCATTGGATGGTGGAATACATCTTCATCCCATGGCGAGGCGGTCCTGGGGTGGGGTTGTTTCACCTAATTGGATCGCTGTCTGCTGGTGGCACCGGTGCGTTACGGGCGTTGCTAGACAGCGCAATGATCCAGAACTTCCCCGGTGGATTGAAGATCAAAGGGGGTCGCACCGCTGGCCAGTCTATTCAGGTCAATGCCACAGAGCTGGCCGAGATTGACGCGCCCGCAGGTGTGGACGACATCCGTAAGATGGTGATGCCGTTCCCGTTTGCGGGACCGTCCCCAGTGCTCTTCAACCTGCTCGAGTGGCTGACACAACAAGCGGAAGGCGTCATCAGCACCGCGAGTGAGGCGATCAGCCAAAGTTCGGCAAATATGCCGGTCGGCACGGCGCTCGCATTGATAGAGCATGGCTCGGTCAATTTCTCCGCCATCCACGCCCGCTGTCATGCCTCGCTTAAGAAAGAGCTGGAGATTCTGCACCGCTTGGACGCAGAAAACATGACGGACGAGGCGACCGTGGAGGAGCTGGGTTCACTAGTTGTGAGTCGCGAGGACTTTCAGGGTCCTCTAGACATCATCCCTGTCAGTGACCCCAACGTCTTCAGCGAAGCCCAGCGCAAGTTGTGACTTAGCCAATCCGTGAGGCACTTGGTCTGCGTCTATACGGTGTTCGATGGCTCGAGCGCGTGGGCCGGGTGTGACTTCTGGCGCATAGTGCAACGTCCCTCTCTCCGCCAGCGCACGTATCGGATCGCGCTCGGTGGCCATGTCGTTCTTGACGTAGCGGGTGAGTTGTTTGTCGATGAAGGCGTTGAGTGCGGTGTCTTTCGGGTCGACGGGGGCAGCTTGAATGAATGCGCGCACATCTTCCACAGACAGCTCTGGTCGAACGGCGCGTATCGCGCGCACAGCTTCATTCTCGTGTTCGCCACGCTTCAACCCCTTCAGCGCATCCTCCACCGACCCGGTAAGCCAATTACCGCCAGGAGCCTTGATGACACCAGCTTGCGCGCTTAGTTGACGTGGCATTGCTGCGTTCCGAGCCATCTGGGTTAGTGCACCGGGAGCGGCTTTTGCGGCATTGCGCACGACCTGACGGGCGGTACCTACACCCACGCCCCCCAGCATAGACCCTACGGTTGCCACATTCTCATCCCCAGTTTGCTTGCCCGGGAGCCACTCCTTGAGGAAGTCTGTGGTGGGGAGCGCTGCATGCTTGTCCACCCCAGCGCCCAGTGCGTTTAGCCCTGCGCGCCCCAAGCCCTCAAGGTCTCCAGGCATGCCGATGGTGCCCGCGAGCCACCCGCGTGCGAGTGCTTGCATTGCGGAGCCGGTAAGGGGATTGTCGCGTGCGGATTGGTTGATGGCGCCCGTTTTGTGCTCCATCTCGGGGTGTTTTGAGGTCGCCATACCGATGTTTCCTCGTCAAAATATTGACGCAATTATAGGTCTGAATCATCCGTAGGGGTTGATTCTCTGCTTCTTCCTGGCGTCGTAGTCTATCTCGTCTGGCTCATCACGAGGTGCAACTTCAACCTCAAGTTGTTGAGTGTCCTTAAGATAAATCATCATCTGGGTGAATGTGTCAACATAGTCGTCATGTGCTCCCATTGGGAACCGCTCACACTGAGCCAGGAATGGCTGAGCCCATGTGCGGGGCTTGCCCGGGTTTTTGTTTGATTCAAGTATCCACACGCATCCGCTCTCAAGCAGCGGAGCTACCATATGCGCTCTTGCTAGCTTGTCGGCGCGACCGGGGTTGTAAGACACTACAGGTATGTTTGACTGACGCATATCTTGAATGAGTGACTGACCTGAGCCTTTGTTTTCGATCAACATAATGTCGGGCCTGCGACTTGGCTTCATCACGTTGTCCTTTTCCCCTCCGTAGCGGGCTCCCCAGTCCGCAATCACTCGCTCCTTCAACTTAGGATAACCCAGCTGCTCCTGCCAGCAGTCTAGCAGCAGAACATGTCTACGCTTTTCATACTCAAAGATACCCCAGCACGTGAACGCGGTCGGGTCGCCGGTCGTCTTTTCTGTGAAAGCTGTGTCAAGTGATTGCCCCACCCAGAATAGATCCGGCAAGGACTTTGACGCAGGCCACAGTCTGAAACAGTCTGTCTTCAGTATTCCTCCACCTGCCGGCGTGGGTGTCTGCTGGAATTGGCCGCTGACGCCGTAGGCCCCTAGCAACACCTTAAGCTGTTCAACGGATGAACTAGGAAACAACTCAGGCCATAACAACTCACCCTCGTAGGTTCTAGGATCAGACCAGCCGATTGATGTCTTCCTGTCTGTCTTTTCGTATTCCATAGGGATGCACAGATAGTCGTACCCCTTAATGTCGGCCAGTATGTGTCCTGTCAAGTCTCGTTCATGAAAGCGCTGAGCCACCACTATGGTCTTAGCCCCACGAGACTGACCCCGTGTTGACAGCGTGCGGTCGAACCACGTGAGGGCTGCTTCCCGTTCAAGGTCAGACTCCGCCTGCTTTGCGTTGTGGGGGTCATCAACAATCTTCCTGTCAGGGTGCTCACCCGTAGCCCGACCGCCGACTGACGTAGCCATGCGCCATCCGCCTGCAGTCAAGGAGTACTTGGTCTTCTGATCCTCTCCGGGCTTTATCTGCACGTGCGGCCAGTAGTTCTGATACCACTCAGACGTTATGATGTCACGACACTTCTGTGAGTCTCGTATTGAAAGGTCAACACCGTAACTTGCACCCATGTAGCGCAGCTCAGGCCGACGTATCCACTCCCATGCAGGAAGGGCAACAGACACCAAGATTGACTTCATGCAACCTGGAGGTATGGCTATCACCAGATTCTCGATCTCATCATTTGATAGCGCTTCAAGATGAGAGGCAATTGCGTGCAAGTGCCAGTTATCAACAAACTCCGTTCCTGGCTCAATCACTGACCACGCGTTCTTGATGAAGCAGATGAGTGACTTCTCACATTCGCGCTTGATCTTCTCTTTACGCACCAGATCAAGTAGGACCACCGGAGACATTGTCATAATGTAGCGCGGGCTTTGCGCTCAGCCCATCTCATTCTCTGAATCAAGCTCACTCTTTCCCGGTGCTCAGGAGAAGCCCACGCTGCTTTTGCAATGTCTGATTTTACTTTACGGGCTTCCGGTGTAGAGCACGCTGCTTTTGCTGCTTCAGACAGTCTCTGTCGTGCTTCAGGTGACGCGTATGCGGCAATCACGCCATCTGACATCTTTTTCCTCACCTCCGGTGGTTCAAGGGATAATCTAGCCGCTTCAGACATCCTAGCAACGCGTTCGGGCGGCAGTATCTTACCCTTATTGATAGCGCTCAGCATTGCTCTGCGCTCCGGGGTCATGGAAGCTGACATCTTGGCTCGTGTTTCATCACTGGCAATATTCCCTTTGTGTGAATCGCTCATACGCTGTAAGTCTTCTTGCGTGTACACGTACCCTGATGTACCTTCACCCCCGTCTGTTTTGTTTATCAACGGGCCTAAGCCTAAGTTTTTACGACCATGATACGCAATCAAATCCATTTCCAGTTCGTGCGCGTACCATTCTTGCAATCCGGTTTGCACAAACTCAACCGTGCGGCCATGCTTCTTAGCTACCCTGTTCCAATGAATTGATCTATCTACTCCTGTATCATAGGCTCTTTCGTCACGCCCTTTACCGACGTAAAAGATTTCGCCAGTGGTAGCTTTTCTGTGCAGATAGACGTAGAAGTCTGCCATTTCAATCTCCATCAAAGATTCATCGTAAAGAACTGCGACATGTTTGGGTGATGAGATCCAAACGAACCTGGCCGGGTCCTGTCGCAGCTGGTTCAATTATAACCTCATTTGGCCGTG